GTAGTTTTTTTGTCACAAGCTGAAACTGCTTAATCATTCCGAACCGTTTTCCGGGAATACGCCCCTTTCTCATATTTTGGGGTGGGGCAGAGTAGTATTTCTATTCTATTGTCTCTTTTTCCTTTTTCTGCCTGTCGCCATATATAGATGCATCTCTTTCGAGGAATGTTTTCCGACTTTATTCCGCGAAGGTAAATGTTTCTTTTCCTGTGCAAAGCTCAAGTCGTTCCGGTTTATCTTAAAATCTCCACACCTACGGGTAGTATTTGAAGCTAAAAGCTTGGCGTCGTTGCAATAAACACCTTCTGGTGCGGCATAAAGGCGAAACATACCCCGAGCGAAAGCGACGGAATAAAAAAAAGCTCCAGGCAGGGAGAAAGAGGTTAAAGGCTCACACCCTCCGGACTTCAAGTTCAAGAATAAATTAACAATTAACACAGAGAATTATGAAAACAAAAAACATGCCGGAGAGCTGGAAAAGACAATGGTCGAAGTTTATGTATTGTTTCTTTGATTATTTGCCCGTCAAGTATGAAGCAAACGAAAGGGAATGGAAAGTTCGGAAAATGATTTGGGACTTTAAAGACGGGAAACGTAGTTTGGAAGTAGCAGAATTGATTGCAAAGAAGATACGGGAACAGTTCGGAGCAGAATGCGAAAATATAACGTTAACCTGTATTCCAGCCAGTTCTTCAGATAAGAATGAACTACGTTACAAGAATTTCTCGGAAGAAGTGGCAAGGTTGGCAGGCTGTAAGAATGCCTATCAAGCAATAACTGTAGAAGGAGGGCGTTTGGCTATTCATGAATATAAAGGAGTAAAGACGATACAGAATGTGGAAATAGTCAAATTTGATAAGCCTTTTTTTAAGGGAAAGAAAGTTCTTGTATTTGATGACATACTGACACAAGGTACGAGCTATGCGCGATTTTCATGCGCACTTGAAAACATGGGTGCAGAAGTTTTGGGAGGATATTTTTTAGGTCGTACTTTAATGAAATAAGAATATGAATAATTTGTTTGATATGACAGGAGAATGTAGACATTTTAGTGACAATGAGCTAATATATAATATTACGAATAGTGAACGGGCTGTTTCTCAATTCACAGAAGCATTAAGCCATAATGAAGACTTATCCGTGGAAATGTTGTTTGAGGAGTTAACACCAGGAAGAAAAAGAGTGGCACTGGCAGCAGTGGAACTGTATAAAAGGATACAGGAACGTAAATTTGAAAAGCAGGTAGTACGTTCCAGTGAGGATGTTTATAAAATTATGTGCCCTCTGATTGGTGAACTGGAGGTTGAGGAATTTTGGTTGTTATTACTAAATCAAGGGTCTAAAGTCATTAAGAAGATAAGGTTGTCAAGTGGTGGCATTGATGGAACGTATGTAGATGTAAGAATATTGCTAAAACAGGCTATAATGAATAATGCGACGCAAATAATAGTTGCCCACAATCATCCAAGCGGAAATAATCAGCCGAGCATGACAGATAATAGGTTAACGGAAAAAATTAAGAAAGTAACTGAAATAATGGAGATTCGTTTGGCAGACCATTTAGTAATCTGTAATCATAACTATTATAGTTATTCGGATGAAGGATGTTTATAAAAGGAAGGGTGCAGGGGCACCCATTCCGTTTTGCTCGCACGCTCGCAAAACGGAATGGGACCCGGAAATAGGTATTATTTATTTGATTTTCGTTCCTTTAATCACGAAGAGGCGGGAGTGCTGATGGTATATTATTTATTGTTTAGGAAGAATATCCCCCCTGCACTTGTTCCCGGTAGAGTGAAATAAAAGTTCATACCTAGCCATAACGTATCAAAGGCATCTGTAATGTGTGTTTTGTATTCGTCTGGATTGTCGGGGGTATCAGGTGTTCCTTCAGGCGTTTTATCTTTTTCAAATCCGTTCTTTCCTTGTTTAATTCCAGTCTGTTCCATTGCGATCTTCAAAAACTCATTTTGATACAGGTTTATTTGGATCCAAAGGAATTGCGGATCTCCTTTCAAGGTTAGGTCGATATTCAGATGTTTCCATTCATGTTTAGGAGCTTGGCCGACATATACCATTGTAACTTTATATCCGTTTTCTTTGAATACACGTTCGATGATATCTGCGTAAGTTTCGGTTGATGATCCGGATTCCCAAGTAAAAGTGTGGTCATAATAGACCACTACATCACGGTTTAGTTTTGGTCGGTAGTAATCGGCTATCATTTTGACTAGATCCTGTAGTTTGCTTGGTGTTTTGACATAAAAAGATTTGAGTACACGCATAGTATGATTATCCAATTGACCGATAATAGCTGTCGATATGGAGGCATTGGAGTCGAATGCCAGGTGCAGTTCTTTAGAGAAGTCAAGATCACCGTCGCCTAGACAGCCGCAAGCTGTTAATTTACTCCAGTTACTGCCAAGATCCCGGAGCCGTCCATTATCAGCGGGTGTGTAGAAATGAATATTATCATCTAAAGCTGAATAGAACCCGTTTTGCACTCGGAATAAACGTTCATTCATAAATGCTGTACGCCAAATAAGAGGTGGAGAGTTGCGATACATTTGCCAGATGAAATCTTCTCCGAGTACTTCCAGGTTATCAAACACGTCATATTCACCATAGAAAACTGTATATTCTTTAGTCTTCCCCTGTTGTGGTTTAATAGGTGGTTGATATTTTCGTGCCAAGTCTAAATCATGCTGGTATTCTTTGATCATGCGCACCACATGGTCTGTCAGTGGCTTACGTTTATATTCCTGCACTTTTTTATATAAGTTTCGGATCAGGTTGATATGTGCCAGCGACATTTCATCTATCTTATCCAAGATCCATTTCCCCATTGAAGCGGTAGGCATATCTGTAGAGTAACTGACGCTGTGATGGTGAGGACAGTCTCCAAAATATTGCCGGTTACCACGATTGGCGGGATCTACTTCGCTCTTTATTTTTTCGTAATTGAGGAACTTTGCTTCAGGGCCTATCACCCAATCAAGTGACATAGAGTTTGCAGACATTCCCTGGTTAAAGGAAAGAATCACCATGACGGTACCATTCCAAAAATGGAAAGCATTATTCCAACCATCAGCTAATATTGGACGTACTGGTTTGCCGAATCCCATGCTTTCCGGAGCTTTGTGACCAACAACATAATGAATGCCTTGTATGTATCCCCATTCGGCAAGTGCTTTGCAAATGGCCGGCAGTGTATTTCCCCAAGCTTTTGCATAGCTGGGAGAGATAAGTCCACCCAAAGAACCTGGCATTTCCCACACATTACGTAGAATGATGCGTGCATCAATTCCTTCCGATTTACCGGTACCACGTGATGCGACTATATATTCGTCATGTGCGTTGATGGCCATTGCCTGTCGTTGCATTCTATTAAAGAATTTGTCTACGACTTCATTCTGCTTTCTTCTTAGTTCATAGGCGGATAGAACAGGAGAGATTTGCGTGTTCATTCTTCTTCCTCCTCTTCAATGGGATGAGTGTCCACTGCTTTCTTGTTTAACATTCCTTTAAACATACTGCGCATTCTGATTCGTTCTTCTTCAAGATTCTCTATCGGTTCGAGCCCCTCCAGTAATGTGACATCATCTGAAGGTTCAAAGGATGGAGGTACCAGTTGCGAGTAATCGAATTTTTCATCTTCCTTGTCAGAACGTGTATATTTGCCTATTTTATCCAATGCAGCTGCAGCTCCCTTTGCATCTTCTTTGTCCATTGCCATATTAAAAGCCTTTTTTCCACCTTCGACAATCATATACCGGTACCAGGCTTTGGCTGCAAGTTGTATGTTTCCTACTAGGCGGTTAATCATGCCTATGTCACGGTAGGCTTGCGATTGGGAGACCGGTTCCGTATTTCCTCCACAGCCGTGTAGTAGAAAATTAACCAGTTCTGTATCTGGAATTAGTGGCTCTTCCATTTTTTTGCTTACGCACAACATCATACGTTTCTTAATCTCCATTTCTCTGGGTGAAAGGAGAGTTGTCGCTTCATCTTTGTCTTTGAATAAAGCACGTTCAATTCGTTCGTATGTGGGATCTTTCTTTGGCATTATTCATTAATACTTTGTTCTTTCATGTATTTATCGGCCAGAGGTTCAGCTGCAGGGCTGCCGGCGATAGCTAGTTTGATGACTGTTTTCCGGAGGTTGAGCTTGGTCTGAAGTCTTCCCTGGTGATAAGCAGTATAGATAGGCGAACTATGATGATTTTTGCAAATATCACAGAAGAAGTCCCGTTGGTCAACTGGGATATTCAATAAAATGGCAATTTCCCCCGGTGGTAAAAGGGCGGAAGACATTTCTTTTATCTGTTGCAGAACTTCTTCGGATAAGGTCATCATTCTAATATATCATAGCGAATGGCATTTTCATACGCTTGGTTAAACATTTGTGAGAAGTATTCGTAATGTTTTCCGGAGGTGAAATAGAAACCATTTTCCCATCGGTGGTTTTGATTAAGGTTTGCAGATCCGGCAATCCCGAATTTATGTTGCCTATTCTCGACTAATAATAGTTTGGCATGACATGAATCAATTCGGATGGACGGACTAATATTTGAGGCAAACAGTAATAGATCGAGTTTATGACGTTTTACTGTCATATCCAGTAGAAGTGTCAGGCTTTCTATTTTTCTTTCGTCAGCGAGAAAAAAAAGAGGGCGTAGGCTATCTTCAGAGATACTGAATGTCATGATCTTCACTTTTGCTGGGCCGATCGCAGATAAAAGAGAGGGCAATACTTCATGTATTGCCCAGTCTCCCTTGTGCATAAACGGTTCAATAGAATCTGGACACAATGCAAGTGGAAAGTTATCCTGAAATCTTTTCATCTTGTGTTAGTGCTATTTCAGCCTCCAATGTGGCAAGTTCTGTCTGATACTTCTCAATACGGTCTAAAGCATTTTGCATAACGGTTTGTTTTCCATCTTTTTGAGCACGGTCAGCAGCTGCTTTACTGTTGGATATGTTGTTCTTCAAACGTTTGATTTGACGGGCTATTTCAATACCACGCACAATGCTGTTTTCACTGAATTCCGGTCTCTTTTCTTTTAATTGCAGATTTCCTTTTCCTTCAGCCCAGGAGTCAATCTGTTTCCATAATTTGCGTCGTTCGTCGTCGAGCTTGCATAGTTCTTCAGCTATCGGTTGTCGTTCTTCTACAGGAAGTTCCGGATTTGCGACATCATTATGCAGGCTTGCATATAATGGGGCGATCTCCTTGATACGATTGTAGGCCTTGCGAATGGATGGATTGAGTGACTCTTCGGTAATGATTTTAACGCCTGGTGTACTTAAGGCGTTGATCTCATCACGTAGTTCTGTGAGTTCGGACATTTTTTCTTCGAATTGTTCTTGAAGGGAGACTAATTCTTCCGCATGATTTTCATTGTCGCTTTCTAGTTCGTCAACGCGAGATTGGATATCAGTGACTATTGTCTCCAGATTGATCATTTCCAGTTTCTTGCTTTCGATCGCTTCTTTCCGTTCGTCATCACTCATCGTTTTTGCTACGATTATTTCCTCCATTGCTGCTGGGTAGATAGCAGGAGAAAATTTGATTTCCTTGTCAATCTTCGTGAGACTATTGACGAGTTGTGTAAAATGTGGATCGAAGATATGTGGAGCTTCTGGAGCTTTTGCAAAATAAGCAGAGAACCTTTTCTTGGCTGGTTCCTTTGCGAGTGCCTCGAAAAGAACTATACCGTCAGCGTATTTGCGCTGACGGTCGCCTAACCATTGAGTCAATTGTTCTTGTCTGGTCATAATTATTCACTTGGAGATGGTGCGGGTTTTAATCCTGCTATGACTTCCATGTCAATTGGTGTTTGTAGGAAGATGGCTGAATAATTGGAGTCTACGGTAGCGGTGTAAGTGGTACCACGACGATCGGCTCTTGCTTTACCTCCGTTGAAAGATGGTGCGGTGGTTGCATACAAGCCGGGTTGCCCCAAGATCATTTGTTTGCCATCTGCATCTTCAAAGATATAATATCCTGGAGTGTTTTTGATTAGTGCATTGAATGCGTGCATTCCTGGAGTATTGCCAGGGAAAAAGAAACCGAGCGTACATTTATAACTGATACCGTCGGCTTCTCCTTGCTGTTCTGCTTTATATTCAACGGTTGCTTCGGTACTGTATAGGTAAATAGGTTGTTTGTAAGTTCCTTCAGCTGGAAACGTAAATGATCCGGCTGCCGTTATTAATTCTTCGTTACTGGTTGCTTTTGATGGATCCGGTACGGTTGGCACTGTCTCAGGAGCATTAAAAGGAACAAAAAGCAACATTCCCTTATAACCTCCCATGTTGTTTTGACCAACTTCCCATTTTAATGGAGCGAATGCGGGACCGGCAGCCATCATGATTAAAGTATCTCCATTGAGATGGCACGTCTGCGAATGCAGTTCGGGGACTGTAATAACCAAAGCTACAAATAAAACGCAGAGAATCAAATAAATGTATTTTTTCATTTGTATAAAAGTTTAGAATAAATAAATAGGAGTGGCCAAACATGACCACTCTTTAGTTATTGAAGATTAAGAGTAGGTTCCGGTTGCGGTTACCACTTCTCCCGCCACTACTGTTACTTGTTTGTTAGCCGGTTTGTTTTTACCGTCCACAGCATTGAATTCAATAGTATAATTGCCAGGAGCCAGTCCCAAAATACATTGTCCATTAGTGCGGCTGGCTGCTTTCCCTTGAATGCTCCAAGTGCCGTTGTCGGCTCCGGTAATATCCACTTGAATAGCTCCGGTTTTACAATAATCACCGGCCAAATCAAGTGATTCATTCTTTTGCTCATTACAGCGGAAGGCCTTTTCATGCCAGTCACGAATACGAGTGTCATATCCGGTTTGTAACCAGAATTGCCATTCGTTCGGATCTTCGTAGATATCGCGGATTTGGCAGAATTTGGTTGCTGCCTGTGTGTTGAATGCGACGTCCATATTTCCTTTCTTTTGTAATACCAGACGTGAACCTTGTCCAAGTGCTTCATGAGATACGATTTCCAATGCTGGACACATTGCATCTTCACGGAGCAATTCAATCATGCGTTGCATGGATGGATATTCCTGCATACGTAGTTTGTTGCGCAAAGCTGCACGTGCTGCTTTCAATACTGTTTCCGCACATTGTAATTGAGGAATACCTGACTTGGATGAACGCAGGTATGTATTTGCTCCTCCAATCCATTCAACTAGATTTTCGTATGCTGCATAGTCTGTGTCAGATGTCGGGGTAACAAAAAGGCCTGATTGGGCGAAGTTGCCGCGAGCTGCGTTAACATCACCACCGGTAATCAGCATATCGATCTTAGTGAAGAGACCGTCAAATGCTCCGGATGGTGAGGAAGAGTCTTCGTCACGTTCGGCATGATAGAGTACATATACGACATCTTCAATGTGTGATTTTACTAACGTGAAAGCAACACGCGTTTCCAGTGGATGTTTTTTGTTAATGTTGCTAACCGGTTCGCCTCCTACAATCAGTAGTTCACCGTCATCATACTTTTGAGAGTTTTCCTTAGTGATGCAGACTACATCTTTGGGTTCGATAACTGAAGGTTCATAGCCAAGCAGTTTGTCAGTAAGGCGGAAATCCTTACCAATTTTGTAAGACTGGGTACCACCGGCACGACGACGTTCATTGATCAATGCGTGTTTGCCTTGCAGATCCATGACATTTAGTCCCAGTATAGCTGCTACTTCCTGCAAAGTTGCGAAAGGGAGAGCACGAAGACCCTTGTCATAAGTGACAAGAGCTTGGTTTAATTTAGATACGTCTATTAATTTGGGAGTAGACATGATTTTTAATAGTTAAGGGTGTGGTTACTAAAATTAAAGGAGACCGTCTTGCTTCAGACGTTCGGTGATGGCCTGATAATCTCTGGGATTTTTTTCGCAGAAGGTGGATAAATCATCCTTAGTTTCACTTGCTCCTGGTTCTGACTGCGGAGAGAGTCCGTTAGATCCGGGTGCAGGAACTTGCTTCAGGTTGTTTACCTGTTCTTTAAGTTGGGTGATTTCATCATCCTTCTGGGTACTTTCATTTTTGAGTTGCAAAATCTCCTGATCTTTGCTTTCTATGCTTGATTTCAGGGTTTTGATTTCTGTGACAGAAGATGCAAACTTTTCATCTACGTCTTTCTTTGCCTCTACCAGTGAAGTGTGTTCACTCTTTAAACGATTGAATTCACCATGTAATGAATCCAATCTTTCTGCTGATAACTCGGTATTTTCTGCATCTTCCTTATTGATTTTGAAAAAAGAGAGAAAAGCCGGCCATGTTGCTTTGAGATTCATTTTATTTTTAGATGTATGATTGGATAATTCTGGCACGATATGCGTGTCCATACCCGCTGCCAGGAGAACGGATGTGGAACGGTCATAAAGACGAACGGCATTGGAGTTGGCGGGAATATCTACAATCGATGCTTCTCTCAACTCGCATTCAGTGACAGTTTCTCTGGTTTGACCAGGTAACAGAACATCTTTGTTTGCTGATGTAGCTATGATTTTAATACCCACACTTGCGGCATTGAAAGTCCCTGCTTCGTATTTTGCGGCAATTTCTTTTGATAAATCATCAACTTTGTCAAAAATAGGAATGGCAGAAAGTTCGTCACCGTTAAGTTGTATATCCTCCCAATGGCCGATAGCTTTGTAGTCCCCCCAATAGGGTGAACCTTCATCGCGGAAATGCATATATAGCATGATAGGGTTCTTCTTAAATGCTTCGATTGACATTCCGGAAGTAAGAACCCGATAGCCGTAGCAGTTGAGTGATGAATCAGAAAGAATAATACGTTTTTGGCTCATTGCACTTATTTTGGTGCAATGATACATTTATTGAGAAGCCTATGGAAGGACGGATTACAGGCTGTAATACTGTAAAAGAGGATATTGTGAAGTCCCTGATAATTTGAGTTCATACCCTGTAAAATCAGTGACTTTTTTGCCGATAACCTTGGTTAGTTCTCCGAATAGTAAATATGTGCCGGTTCCGTATATATATTTGTCTCCGGCAGGATCCTGACAACGCAAAATACACCCTTCTGTTATTCTGTTACGTAAATCATTTGCTGCTTCAGGAGCAAACAATGTTTGGGGAAGTTTAATTGCTGCTGAATGTTTATATGTAATTCCTGCCGCTGATTCGTTCGAGGTAACAGTAGGAGATTCAATGATACCCACTGTAGGGAGACGATGCCAGTCATGTCCCTTTATAATTTGGATACATGCTGTATTCTGATGAACAGCAAATAGGGATATTTCATTTTTGTATAGGATATCAGCGAATAATATGCCTCCCATATTGTTGATTTCTCTCATAATTTATTGATTTTCAATTAGTACACATTTTTAGAACACTTTTCGAACAAAAAAGGGACATTTAACTACACTTGCTAGGTTATTTTTTTAGGCGATTATAGCCCCTTTTTTTCTCTTTCCGACGAATATCAGCTCTCCATCGGTAGTAGTTCTTCTTGAACGCATCTTCCGTGATGGAGTCAATCCCATACATTGTCATGAAATTATGTATTCCATTAATGTATGTAATTCCGTAGCTGTGTTTCTGCTCGTCCAGGAAATCATGTACTTCTGCCCACAACATCCGGTCGATTTTTCTAACAAGAATAACTTGTGAGCGTTTTCCTAAATAGTTGTAGGTCTTGGGATTTTTGCCTGTACTGCGTTCTGGAAGATAAATCTCAAGATTACCCTGATCAATAGGCGGTATATTGATTGGGCGGCGTTCAAGCAGATCATAGATTATGTGATAGATATCAGTCTTGTCTGGGAAATGAATCGGAGAGTCCTGCATATTACAGAACTTTCCGATCAGATACTCCTTAAGATGTGGGGGAACTTCAATCTTAGTAGTAATCATATAAATCATAGTGGTTTAGGTGTGGAGCTAATATACAAAAAAGAACTGAATAATACTTCTTTGGCAATAAAAAATGTGTTTAATTCAAATACCCCTTTGCGAATGCGTACTATTTTTTTGTGCAATAGTACATTACTTCCTTAAATATTCATATTATCCATTGAATATCAACTTGTTATTTCCGTACAAAATGCTGTACTTTTCAGTACGAAATTATAATGCTCCGTACAAAATAAGATTTTGTGCACTTTTGTACGGATTGTACGGTTTCGTACAAAAATCGTGCATCGTATAAATATTTGATTATTAATGTAATAAATAACGAAAATACAGGGCTTGCACGAAAGCACAAAATTTTCTACTATTTTTAGATAGGGTATTTTTAAGAAAGAAATAAAAA